TGATCCACGCTTTGCCCGTTTTAACGTTCAGCTTCATTCCGTCGTTTGCAACGACTTGAAGCCCCGTCGAAGGGACGGGGAAAACGCCGTTCCCGATGAACGAAGCAAAGTATTCCGCCCAATCCTCCGCCTTGTACGTGCGATCGTGCGAAACGCTGTTGAAGAAACTTGATTTTTCCATGCTGTGAAGCCCTCCTTTATTTCGTAATCTGCCGAATTTGTGTCAGAAGCGCGGGCAAGCTCTCGCCGAAGGTAATATCTATTTCTTCGCCGCTGGTTTCGTAGGTTTCCGCAATCTCCGTTATGCGAACGTCAATGCGGACGTTCCAGCGCTTATTGATACACGTTACCCGATCGCCTAAATCGTAATCCGTGCCGTACTTCAAATTCGCGTTCGTGTTGATCTTCGATCCGAAAGCAAGCGTTTCCGCGTATTGCTCCAGCTCTTCAACGCCGCGCGCGGAAAGAAGCGCTAAATACTGCGCCGTTGTAAGCGTTACGGTCTGCCCGCTCTCGTTTTCGTATTCCTGCACGATGTCCGTTGCATTGATGAAAACTTCGTCGCGGGAAAGCCCCGCCGCGCTTCCTCCGACTTCCGCAACCTTCCGCGTTACGCCTTCTTTTTCCTCTCCGCCGATGTAAGCCGTTGTTTTAAGGTTTTCAATACTGTTCGTGTATTCCTGTTCCACGATGTTGTCAAATTCCTGTGAAAAGATACAAGGCGCGTTTCCTGCGGCATTTCCCGCCGTAAGGTCGCGCCCTTTGTAAACGGAAAAGGTGTGCTTTCCCGTCCGTGCGTTTGTTGTAACCCGAATACCCAGCTTCGCCGCCTTCGCCGCCGTTTCCGCCGCAAGCTGGGCGTTCACGTACTGTTCGGAAGTATAGTCGATCTGCCCGCTTCCGGTGTCTGCGTCGGTCGTGGATATGCTTAAATTCGGGATATTGCGCGCCGCTCCTGCGTTCGTGCAAGTCTGCTTCACAATGGCGTATAGAATGTTCTGTGTCGTGTCCTTCGTGATGATCTGCGTTGTCAAAATGCGCTTGCCGATCCACGAAAGCAGGAACTTTCCTTGAACCTCTATTTCCTCCATGCCCTGTGAATTTTTCGTAATGTGAATATAGCGGATTTCCGCCGCTTCTTTCCCGCCGCGCTTGATGATGATATTTTCCTTCACCAGCAAGCGGGCGTGATCCTCCGTGAAGGGAACAAGCAACTTGAATTCGCCGCAACTCCAATAACGCCGCGTCCATATCAAGGACGAAATCTTTTCGACGATCCCTTGAAGTGTCATATCACGGCTATAAACGTATAATTCCACCGCGCTACACCCCCAAATACAAGTTATTGTGATAGATCGAAACTTCGAGATTTTCGGCGTTCGCGTCCGCTGAATAACGGAAGAGATTGTCGCCCACGGCGATCTGCAAATACGAACTATCAACGTCGAGATGGCGGAACGCGTCTGTAATCGTGCCGCCACGGTTCAGCTTCACGGCTTTTTCACCGTAGCCCGTGGAAACGGTTAAAACGTCGCCCGCTACAAGCGAAATATTCAGCTTGATAAACTCCCGTGTATCGACGTTCAGCAATACGGGATTTGTAACCGCGCCGATCGCGCGGAACTCGATCCGGATACCGCTTTTCACGTCGCCGGAATTGTAGACGTTCACAATCAGCGACGGCTGGCGATAGCCGATTTCCCACCCGTCGTAAAGCTCCAGCCCGTCCGGAACTGGAAATTCAAAGCCGCCGATCCACGTTGCTATGTCCTCGCGTGTTTCCGTTTCCTCTCTCCAAAAAGGATTAAGGCACGAAAGATTGACCGTGAATTGCTCGAAGATCGGCTTTCGCTTGAAGATCGGCGCGTCGTCGATCTTGCACCCGATCACCCGCCGGAAGTCGCCGAAAACATACGTCAACGTTGCTTCGTACTGCGGATTTAATATGCGGTTCAGTTTCCGGCGTAGGTTCTGCGCCGCTTGCTTGTCCCGCTCCTTGATGTAACCCACGATGTCAATATCGCGGCTTTCGATCCGATAGCCCAAGTATGTGTCGCCGTCCTGCCCCATGCTGTTGGTGCTGTAAATAGCGTTCCGCACGTCGGAAAGTCCGGTAACGTCCTTGAAGTTTACGTGATACGAAGAAGCGGGGGAAAACTCTATGCTTTCCCCGCGCTCGTTCGTGTAAATCAATTTTTCTTGCGTCCTCATGCCATAACCTCCCGCGCGATCTGCCGGAACTGCCGCGCCGCCTGTCTTTGCTGTTCGGCGTAGCTCGTTTCGTTTGCATAGATGTTTTGCACGACTTCAACGGAAGGCGTACTGCCGCCGCGCTTGTCGCGCCCCTCTTCGGAACGGAATTCGGGAACGGCGTTCGATGTTTCACGGCGGATCGTGCTTTCAACGTCGCGCATTTCGCGGGCGAAGCCCTCGCCCAAGCCCTGCGCCATGTAAGAGCCGATACGGGCAAAAACCTTCGACGGGGAATTGATTTGCATTTCTGCTTCAACTGCCGCCACGATCTCTCTCATCATTGACCGCACTTTGCTTTCCAGCCAGCCGGACATATTTTGAAAGCCCCGCCAAATGCCGCGCACCATCTCTTCGCCCGCTTCCGTGAACTGCGATACGTAAGAGCGAAGCGCGGTAATAACGGGCTGAATGATTTGTGCAACCTTGCCCGTGATCTGCGGGATACCCGCGATCATGCCTTGCGCTATGCTCTTGTCGATGTTCGTTCCTTCGGTTACGAACTTTTGATGTTGCGCCGTGAATGCGGTAATAATGCTTTGTACGATCTGCGGGATTTTCTGCGTGATCTGCACGATCGCCGTTACCATTCCGGAAGCTATGTTCTTGTCGAAGTCCTGTCCGGCTTGATTGAAACGCTGTGCTTGCGCCGTCAATCCGGTAATAACCCGCTCGACGATCGCGTTCACCGCTCCGGACAATCCTTCAATGTTCGCAATAATACCGTTGTTCACGGCGTTTACTGCTTCCGCCGCCGTCAGCGCGCCCGCGCCGCCCATTGCGGCGGTCATATCGCCTTCAACGCCGCCCATGTTGTCGGTGAAGCCTACGCCCACGCCGTCCGCCATATTGCCGCCGATTTCGGCGAATACCGTTGACGGGGAATGAATGCCGAAGAAGTCCTTGATACCCGAAACAAGGGACGAAGCCCAGCCGGATACCTTTTCCCACAACCACGAAGCCGCGCCGCTGATACCTTCCCACAAGCCGTGAAGAAGGTTTGCGCCCGCGTTTATCATTTCGCCGCCCAGCGACGCGAACGCTTGCACAATGCCGGAAACAATCTGCGGAACTGCCTTCACAATTTCAACTATGATCGTCGGCAAATTCTGAATGAGCGCCACAAAAAGCTGAACGCCCGCCATAATGATTTGGTCGATATTCCCGATCAGCGCGTTTACAATACTGCTGATTATCTGCGGGATCGCTTGAACGATCGTCACGATGATTTCCGGCAACGCCTGTATGAGCGCGACAAGAAGATCAATTCCCGCTTGAATGATAAGCGGTATATTCTCCGTAAGTGCCGTTATAATCCCGTCTATGATCTGTGGGATCGCTTCTACGATTGCGGCTATAATTTCCGGAAGGGCGGTAACAAGCGCCGTCAGAAGGTCGATACCCGCTTGAATGATCTGCGGGATCGCCGATAGCAACCCGTCGATAAGGCTTGAAATTACTTGCGGAAGCGCGGCAACAATAACCGGTATCGCGTTTATAATTCCTTGCGCCAGCCCTGTTATAAGCTGTAATGCTGCGTCGATCAGCAACGGGATATTGTCGATCAGCGTTTGCACGATTTTCATTATAACGTCAACGGCGGTCGGAACAAGCGTCGGAAGGGCTTTTGCAATTCCCGTCGCAAGCTCCAAAATTAACTGCGCCGCCGCTTCAACAAGCAACGGCAAGTTTTCAATCAGCGTGTCAACAACCGTCATAACCGCCTCAACGATAACGGGGATCAACTCCGGAATAAGCGATAGAAGCGTTGACAATATCGACTTGAATAGATCGACAACCGCCGTTAATATCGTCGGAAGCAGTTTGCCGACATTCTCCGCAACGCCGTTTAATAGCGTCGGAAGTGCCTTCACGATGTTTTGCACAACTGGCGTTATATTGTCGATTACGTATCCTAAATATTCCGCTACGTCGTCAACCAGCTTTTGAATATCCGCGTCCGCGTTGCCAAGCCCCGTAATAAGGTTTGACCATGCGGCGGAAAGCGAATTCATAGAGCCTTGAATTGTTTTCGTCGCTTCCTCCGCCGTTGTTCCTGTCACGCCCATTTGATCCTGTATTTCGTGAATAGCAAGGATCATTTGGTCGAAGGAAACATTATCAAGGCTTGTGATCTTCTCTTCAAGAATGCCGCTGTCATTGATAAGCCGGATCATTTCGGATTGCGTACCGCCGTAACCCAGCTTTAAGTTATCCAGCATTGTGTAATTCTGCTTCGCGAAGCCTTGATACGCGTTTTGAATGGCGGAAATGTCTGTCCCCATCTTGTTTGCGTTGTCCGACATATCCGTAATAGCAAGATCGGCAAGTTTCGCCGCCTTTTCAGTATCGCCGCCCAAGCCGGATACAAGCGCGGCGGAAAAGCTCGTTACGGTTTCCATGTAGTCGTTTGCCGAAAGTCCCGCCGTTCGGAAGGCGTTGTCAGCGTTTGAAAGCGTCGTTTCCTGCGCGGAAATAAGTTTGTCATATTCTGCGCGGGCTTCGTCAACGCTCTTCCCGACGCTTTTTGCGTATTCCTCCAGCGATTTTCCGCCCGCTCCGAATAGTGTTTCAACGCCGCCGACAAGCTGTTCATAATCTCCAAAACTTTCAACAACCGCCGTTCCCAGCTTGTATGCAACCGCGCCAGCGGCGGCGGCAATCGTAGCAAGCCCCACGGCGAATGCTTTTGCGCCTGTCGCAACTGCGCTTCCGACGCTCTCCCAGCTTATTTTTGATTTCTTCAAGCTGTCGTCGATCTTGTCAATTTGGTTCTTTGTGCTTTTCATTTCTGCGGTACATTCGTTCAAACTCCGCTTCAATTCAAGCGCTTCGTCGGAATTCTCGCCGTATTCAACCGTTGCCGATCTGTACGCCTTTTCCAACGCTTCAACCTTTTTTTGCTGTTCTGCGAATACCTGTTTCAGAACTTCTTGTTTTGCTTTCAGCGCTTGCGCGCTATCTCCGTTGTTCTCATACTCCGCCGAAACAACCTTCATTTCGGAAGCACTAATTGTTTATCCACGTTCGCGGCTTCTGCGGCGAATTGCTCCGACGCTGGCGTGGTCTTGTTCAAACTCGCGGTTATTCCGTCAATCTCCGCTTGTGTTTTAACCATTTCCGCCTTCGTGTTGTTTAGGTTTGTTTGCATTTTCTGAAAAGCCGTGCTTGTCGGATCAACGCCCGCCGCGCGCATTTTCTCCAATGCCGCTTCCGCCGCCGCCGCTTTTTTCGCCTGTTCGTCAAGCGACTTTTGCAAAACCTCCTGCTTCTTTGTCAGCGCTTCCGTACTGTCCGCATTTCCGGCGAATTCCGCCGTAATCAGTTTCATTTCTGAACCGATTTCGCGTAGGGAAGAATTTATTGCTTTGCAAGCGTTTCTATACTCTCTTTCGCCAGTAAGGTCGATTGATGTTTTGATCTGCTCTTCTTTCGCCATTTATATCCCCCCTAACACGTCGTCGATGTCAACTTCCTTCGGATCGGGCTTAAAACGATCCGGATTGAATTCACGATGGATTTTGAAAAGCGTCAAAATTTTATACGGTGTCATGCGCCATACTTCGGCTTCGCTCCAGCGAAGAAGCGTTACGCCGATATAAAGAAGGCGGGCAAGGTCGATTATTCCTTGCCCGCTGTTGCGTTTTTTTCGATGTCCTCTTCGTCGTCCTCTTCCTCTTCGTCCCGTTCGGGCGGTTCGGGCGTTCCGTTGTTGCCCATAGAAAAGGATTTGAAGATCGCCGCTTTCACGTCGGCGAAATTGCCCGTATGAATGAGCTTGCCCACCTGTTTTTCGGTAAGCGGTTCTTCGTCGTCCGCCGCGCCCTCATTCAAAAGCACGGTCAGAAGCCAGCGAAGATTTTTAATGCTGTCCTTGCCGGAAAGCACGGTATCAAGGCGATCGAAGCCGCCGAATTTGTCTTGCATTTCGTCGATCGCGTTCAGACTGAAAAGAAGGTGTCTTTCCTTGTCCAGCATGATCGGGAAACGTCCGTCTTTAATTGCGCTCATAGCAGAATAAGGCGGGAAGCCTTTTCAGACTTCCCGCCGTTCCTCCTTTCGATATTCGATTAACTGCCCGCGTTGTTAGGCTCACGAACGGAAGTGAACCAAGCCGTCGCCACGCTGTT